CGAATCTTTCACCTGATAAAAAGTCCTACCTTTGGAGGATAAATAAACGTGTTTCTTGATAACGACTTCCCTAAGATTCTGGGTGCTGAGCTGTATCGCCCTCACCCTGCCTATATCTGTGAGATGGCCGTAGAGCCCGTGGTTGTCCACGACTTTACTCGCCAACCCGGTCAAACCGTTCAACTTGATCGCTATAAGTTCTGGGGCAACCCTGGGACCAAGGACAGCCGTGCTCGCGTGGCTGACCAAACGATCGGTACCGCTAACAGCCGTAACATCACCAAGGAAAAAGTCCTGGTGGTGCTTAACGAATACACCGGTCCTGCTGATCCTGGCGATCCGACCCAGCCTTCGACCTTTAAGATTGCTCGCGAAACCCTGATTACCGCTCAGCGCCTTCTGCTGGACACCGGTAATCTCAACATGTTCCACCAGTCGATCGGTAGCCTCACCCTGCTGGATGACTATCGTCGTTGGCGTGACCGCGTCTTCATTGACGAACTGTCCAAAGCAGAAGCCAATGGTGCCGCTTCTAGCACCCAAGGTGGTTACTACTTCCCTGGTGGTAAGACCAAGAACTCTTCTGGTCAAGTTACCTACACTGCCAATGAGTACACTGCTGACCTGCAGCAGTTCTCTGTCCGCACAGACCTGCTGAATGTTGTTAAGGACCTGCGTAAGCGCAACGTTCCTACCTTCGCTGACGGTCTGTATCGCTGCATTTGCGATCCCGTGTTCATGATGCACCTGCGTCGTGACCCCGACTTCCGTGAGATTGCTCGTTACTCCGGTAATCCTGGTCAAGGCATGTACATGGGTAACCCCATGATGCCTAACAACGCTAGCTTCTACATGGGTCCCCAAGCTGGCCAAGGTTATTTCCTTGCCGGTGAGCCCGTCATGCCGACCGGTGTTCAGTTTGAAGGCGTGAAGTTCTTCGAGTCGACCAACTTCCCGACTAAGAACATTACCGCTTCTTTTGACAACGGTTCCAGCTACTCCGCCAAGGAAGTTGCTCAGGGTTACTTCTTCGGCCCTCAGGCTATCGGCGTTGGTATTGGTGGCCCCAATGCTCAAGTGCTGATTAATAATAACGATGATTTCAGCCGTTTCATCATTCTGATTTGGCAACTGTACGCCGGTTTTGAAATCCTGAACAAGGATTTTGTTACCACTGCTTATAGCTTTATTCAGGACGACGGTACTGTCTGATAATCAAACCAATACATAAACAAGGGAAAAATAAATGACTTATTTGTCCGCTAAGAAAATCTACCCAGGTAACTGGGCTGAGCCCCTCAACGGCTGGTACAAGAACATTGATACCAACGATGACGGCGTAACTAACGCGACCAAGGGTGGCCCCACTTCGGTGCTGGCCATCCCTGGCTATCGCTATTTCCAGCAGCGTGGTTCTGTCCCCGTGACAGCAACCTCCGGTGCTGGTGCCGTTGCCACTGGTAATGTTATTGTTCCTTCGCCGTATCGCAACGACGACACCCGTACCGACATCACCGGCATGGTGATCTCTGGTAACTCGACCCTGCCCGCTTACGTTTATCGCGCTACCATCTCGGTTGCTGCTGGCTGGGGCGATGGCCGTGTTGCTTCTGGCGTGTACGCTGCCACTGGCAACGTGATCTCCTTCTGTCGTGACAGCAGCGGCCCTGTTGCTTCCACTGGCGTGGGCGAAGCTGTGTCGCAGGCCAACCTGGCCAGCACAGTTTCTGGTACTCAGGAAAACGAAATCTATTTTGCTGGTGGCACCGCTGCTTACAGCACCGTCCCCGTCCTGACCGCTACTGGCGCCGCTGGCGTTATTGCTTCTGGTATTTACCGCACCACCTCTAGTGCTGAAACCTTTAAGGTGTTTGCTCGCGCTACCACCACTGGTACAGCCACTTCTGGCGGTTGGTATATCTCCAGTGGCGATGCCTCTGCTAACCGCACCGGCTATTTCGTGGTTGAGGTTTGTTACCTCCAGGCTGATGAAGCCCCTGGCTACGAAGATATTGACGGCTACCTGACCGGTCGCACAGTCAGCTGATTAAGGTAAACTAGGACCAGGAGTTACTTCTGGTCCTTATGCTTTATCAACACAAAAAAACAGGTGCTCGTGTAAAAATTGTTAGTGAGTGGGATCACGGCGAATGGTTCATGGTCGAAGACCAAGACGGTCGTCTTTATACCGCTTACAAACAAGAGCTTGAGCCTGATGAAGCAGCAACAAAAAAAGTTGTTGCTTTACAAGTAAAAGATAAAGCCTCTAGAGAAGAGCCCCGAGCTTTTCCACCCGATAATCGGTTGAATATCAATTCTGCAACTCCGCAAATGATTGCAGACCATATTAAAGGTATTGGTCTTAAAACTGCTCGAGAGATTAAAGATCTTCAGATGTCCTTATCGGGTGAACGATTTAACAACCTTGAGCAGTTGAAGCAAATCAAACGAGTTGATTGGGACGC